ATCTTGATAACGGCTTGTTTCGTTTCAATCCGTTGTGCTTATGTAGTTATAGTAACCTATGGTAACGATATTGTCAATAGGTAATTTTTGTTATAATTCAAATAAAGTAGTAAAGCTTATTATGATATATCACGATAAAAGAGATAGAGGAGTTGTAAAGCCACGAAACATGAGGCTTTCAGATGCTTGCTGGGAATGGTTACAAGACATGTGTTATGAACATAGGATTCCTAGCAGAGTTGAGTTTTTAGAACAACTTGCAGAGGGGCAGTATGAAATAATAGAGAAAGAATTAAAATGAACAAGAGAGTAATTAGTACTTTATTAGTTTTTGTTGTTGTTGCCTTAATCCCTGTATCAGTTGTTAATGCTTATCAGATTGAAAAGATTATGGCATCATGGCTTGATACTCCTATTGATGTTGCTATCAATCAAATGGGGATGCCCGATGAAGAAAAAACCATATTAGGGTACACGGTTCTTACATGGCATCATAATAAATATCGTTCTGTAATGAATACTAATGTTTGGTATTGCGATAGGTTTTTAACTATCAATTCACAAAAGATTATCATTAAAGCCGAATCAACTGGTAATAATTGCCCTTTTGGGGCTATTACAGGACAATATCACGATTGGGCTAATTGGGCTAAATATAAGAAAATTGAGCCAGACTTAACTAGGGTTAAGCATCGTTCTACTTAATTAATTAAGCGTCTTTAAAGATTAGGGGAGTTTATATAATTCTATAGGGAGTGTTTCAACTATAGAATTCTAAGGGAGTTGCTATTGGCTTGGCATTGTTTGAGTTGCTTGAGTTTGAGTTGCTTGAGTTGGTCTTGCTTCTGCTGTTGGCTTGACTTGGTAAAAATAGACACCACATCTACACACACACTTTATAGCATGAACGTATGGTAACATCAAAATTGTGCTATTATAGTCTCATTTAGTTATACAACGGATTATTAATCCCTTGTTAATGCCAATGATAGCAAGGCTTTACAGGTTTTATAGTGTAGTTTCAGTGCCTATAATGCCTATTGTGGCTGTTATAGTAGGGGTACGGGGGTAAATTGCTTCCTACATCAAGCGTTATACCACCAAAAACCTATAGCAAATTTTCCAAGCACTCACTCCTTATAGAATTCTATGAGTGCTAAACTGCCCTAGGATTTTTCATGAAGGTAAAGCACCTATAGAATCCTAGGGGTCTAGCGTTGGCGTAGTGAGCTTAATCATCATCTCCTAGCCAGTTAGGATTTGGGATGTTAAAGTCATCAGCACGCCTCATCAGCTTACTCATGTAAGCTCTATCTTGTTCAAGCTCTAATAGCTCTAAGGCTTTAGAACGTCTTGAAATATCAATGTCTGGATCAATAGACATGAACTTAGTTAAGTAAGCTACAGCACCAGCGAGAGCATCCAGTCTGTCGTCGTGAGATAAGCAACCTCTCTCTTTAGTGAGTCTAGTCATCTGATGGAATAAACTATAATGCTGAGGAGCATCCATAGTCTGCCCGTAGGTTGCTATATCAGCCAGGTCTTCTAAGATGACTTCTCTACTGATAATTAGCCTATGCTGCTGCATGATAGGTTCAAGTGTATCTAGTATCCTTAGCTCTTTACGCTGAGATACTTTAACATCTTCAATCATACAAGGGTAGATGCTATTCAATACAGGTTTAAGAAGTTCATTGAACATCCCATCACCAAAGTTAGATTCAATTATTACCTTGTTGACTTTATACTGCCTAGCAAGATGTGAGATAGCTTCCAGATTGGCTCTTGTGTAACCTCCTAGCATCCCTTTCACCTTTGGTATGAACAACCTACCTGCTGCTGCTCTAACAACAGCTACGGCTGTCTCATCTGCCCCTCTGCCTGAAGGGTCGACATAGAGAATAGAGCTGTCATAGTCAGTAATACTTGATTCATTAACAAGCATAGGGCGGTAATAAGCATCAAACCCAAAGCCTATAGCTTCAATATCCTTAATCTTATACTCAGGAGAGTTAGTCCAACTCATCTTACCTGGTGCTGTGTTGATGTCTAAGTCCATCACGATTAAATCTTTAAGCTTCAACGGATACTTTAACTCATCTGAGAGGGAAGTATCTAGTAGGAACTGTAAGCTATAGCCAGCTGGTCTGAACTCTATCTTCTTCTTTGTTAAATCAAAGGAGTCTAAGCGTTCAGGGTCAGCTGGTGTTGATGGTTCTATGCCTGCATCAAGCATCTTCAAGTAGGTTTCTGAGATTCTATCACCATAACGCTTCAGCCTGACTGGGTCAGGCACTTCCGCTGGGTAGATTTTACAGGTGTAACCCTTCTTCTCTAACACTAAGTAGGTGGAGTCGTGGCTGTGAGGTGTTCCTAGTACAGCAATACGTCCACGGGTACGAAGGATAGAGGAAAATTCCTCAAAGGATAACCCAATTTTACTTCTACTCTCAAGGGTGAGAGCGTTCCTAGCAGTCTCAACGTCATCTGCAATAATCAAGTCAGCCCGTAAGCCTGTGATACTTGACCCAATAGAGGTAGCTTTAACTGATATGGTAGCTGACTTGGTACAAGGCTTAACGTAGAACCTGCTTGCTTCGTTGATTTGATCATCATCAGGGTATAGCCACTGACAGGGTCTGTAATCTTTGATGATTCTCTTCATCTGAGCTACGAATATCTTAGCTAGTCCAGTAGTTTCAGAAGCAATAAGGATACTCTTCTGTGGGTCTAGCATCAAACACCACACAGCATAACACTGTAGGATACTTGACTTACCACAACCACGATATGCCATGATGATTTCACGGTCTGTCCCGTACTGAATCTGGTCTGCTATTTCATTCTGCACCCAAGTAGGCTCTTGCCAGTTGTAGAACTCAACGAATACGTCTCTCATGAAGTTTCTGAACTGAGCGTAGCGTGTTGGGATAGGTGGTCTGTATGCGTCCACTATACCCTCTTTCTAAGCTGTATTACATTCTCTATATCAGACTGTGAAAGGAACTCACCTGAGGCATCTGACAAGCCTTCTAGCGTTTCTGCTAGCTTGCTTAATTGACTACCTGGGTTACTTAGTGCTGAAATCTTATTATGTTTGAGAAGTTCCATAGCTGCTTTGTAGTGAGCAGGGGTTCTCTTCTCTGCATCTTGTAAATCTTTAGTTAAGCCTCCTACAACTAAATCGTGTAGGTAGGCTAAGTCGTCTTCTGTTGACACTGGTGTTACCCCTTCTTTAATTGTTTTAAAGCTTCCATTGTTATCTGATTGTTTACAGCCATGTGGTCGCTATACATCTTTGTATGGTCTTTGTATATTTCTCTATCTATCTCTAAATGTCTCTGATATATAGACCTATCTAGCTGATTCTGCCTAAATAAGAACCAGATGTTAAGTGCTAATATGATGTAGCCTAGTGCTGGTAAAGATAAATCACCAAAAGCTTGAAGTAGTTTGATATCCAAGATATTGTCCCCTATTGTTAAAAGAGAGGGAGGCTGTTACACCTCCCATATTCAGTTGTGTTTATTTCTTCTTGAAGATCGCTATTAACACTTGAAAAGCATTCCAAGCTGAAATGACATCTTCATATTTTAGATTGTGAAAGAAGGCTGCTACAGAGTCTTTAAAAGATTTCTTTGGGTTCAGCTCTAAGTTGTTATTCATTTTATTTAGTTTCCTTGTTTAGTTTGTTGTAATACCAAGTAACTTTATTGCGAATGTAGTTACCTACTTCACCTGGTTTTAGTTTAGGTTCATGCCACAGCTTATTGATGTCCAGCTTACCTCTACTTACTGTTCTAGGATTCTTCAATCCAAACTCGTAGTGGGTGTAAACTGTAGCTTCAGTGATAGGGATGTCGTACTCCAAGCAGAGGGAAGCTATAAGCTCCCACGCTCTTTCACACTGCTGTTCCGTCAGTGGTCTGCTTTCAGTACCACCAGATAAAGCAACCCCAATAACCCAGGAGTTACCCCCACCACAGTGAGAAGCGTAGCCAGTCTTTCTTCTACCTAGTGTTCTAAAGTTGGATTCAGGTGTGTAAGTACCAACAACAACTTGGTTATTTGTGTCTACGATGTTCTGCACAATGAAGTGATAATGGTCTTTATCAATGTCATTAGCAAAATGATTACCTGCCGTCCAGTGGATGCAGATTCTTTTTATGGGCAAAATTCAAGTCCTCCTTATTATAATAACTGCCCTATACTAGATGCCATTTGGGCTACTTCAACAGAGTTTAATGCTCTGTTGATGACACCGAAAAAGTGGCGTGTGCCATAAAATGTTCGTTTATCATCAGCATGAGCTACAAGCCTTGACCCTAACGCAGGTAGCCGAGACATCCCTGTTGGTGCTTCACTTGCAAAGAAACCATCTAAGCCTCCTATAGCAGGGTTATTAAGCAGACACACTGTTATGGTCTTACTGGCTCTAGGCATATACTCATCAATTTCAGCTTGCGTTCCATTCTCATTGAGCAATGGGTTATTTTCCCATGTTTGAATAATAACGTAGGTTTTACTAGGTAAAGGGGCTAAGTTTGCACCGTAAGTCCCTTGCTTGGAATGCAAGAACTCGTTTTTTGTTGCCATGTATTCCAACCCTTGTGCTTGGGTTTTAAAGTCATACTTGTCTTCAGCTTCCGCACTAACCGCTTGCGTAATAGTTTTAAACCGATAATCAAACGTATGGTTTACTCCATTATAAGGCGTGGTTGTGATACCCGACACACTGGTGTAAGAGTTGGTTTGACGTTCAGAAACATCGTTAGGGTCTTTAATGGTTGCTTTAGTGACGTGACTGAACCCCCTGTGGTCTATCGCCACCTTTAGATCCCAAGTCAACTCTTGCGTAATCAAGTGCAAGGTAGGGGATACGGCGGTATAAGCAAACACATCGGTTAGGGCATCGCCCCTATTGTAAGTAGGGTCTGTTTGGATGACAGTAACAATCGTACCTGCTCTTAACTGACCCCCTACTTTATCCGTCCCAATGTCTTCAAACTGGTTTGCCATATTATCAAAGGCGTTTGAATATAACCCCGATAACCCATTTTGAGCGGGGGTGTTGTAAGCCCAAGATGGGTTTTGTCCGTTAAACGTGCTTTGGTTAAACGCAAGATTGAACTTGTTTTTAGCCCCAGCCAAACCTGCTGATGTCGCATTCTTAAAGACCAAGTAGTCTTCAAATTGAGCCTCAACCCATGCTTGATTCTGCAAGAGACTGTACCGAGCATATGCACTCCATCGTTCGTGTACTTTGCGTCGTTCATCTACAGTTAGCGTTTTAGTGATAAGCACACCAGAAAACAAGAAGTTTCCTTTGTAGGTAGATTCAGCAAAGGCGGAAGTCGTTTGCCGTCCCACTCTAAATTGCTGATGAACTGAAGTCATATCATCCGCCATCAGTTGCGTACCATTGTCTACAGAGCCTACTAAATCGCCCCCTTGCCAAATCTGCGTAACACCAGCAGTCGGGTTGCTTACAAATGAAAATACTTGACTTGCCCATTGCTTAAGGTGCATCGTGGGCGTGGTAGTGGGGGTAGCATAAGCGGTAGTTACTGAAGGAAACCGACGGAATGAAACTGCTGAAGCCGTGCCAAAGTTTGAAATAACAGCAACTCTATTAGTCTCTGTACCTGATGTGCCGTATCCCATGTAGCATTCTTTAACGGCTTCTGCTCCCCATTCAACAGGCTCGTACTGGTTATTAACCACTGTTGCCCCTGAAAACTTTCGAGTTTTTGGACTCATTAGCATATGCACTTCAATGCCTTGACTGGTTACCAAATTGGCATTCGTACATTGTAAGTAGTTCGTCCCTGTTAAGCTGATATCACACGTAGCAGACCCTTTGGTGTTATCGGGTGTTATAAAGCCTTGTGTTGCTCCTGAAAGAGCAGCTTGAATCTGTTGTCTTTGAATGACACCACCCCGAGCAAAAGGAACAACACCCACCGCTGAAAGCAGTTTACCGCTAGCAAACTGGTCTAAAAACTCTACAATATCCGCTTCACCATTTGCCCACGCTAAAGCAGAAGCTAACAAAGCTTGTTTGCTAATGGGTGCAAAGCCAAAGGATGCCGTGGTGTTATCGGATAGTCGTTTGATTTTAAAAGTATTCCCTGAATAAGCAGGGACTAAGCCATCAAAGCCAAAAGCTAAAGTGCCTTTAGCCTCAAAATCTTGAGCTAATGCCGTTACAGGGAAGTAGAAAACCGTTACCCCTATAGTCTTATTAGCAGGGGCTGAAGGAAGCTTGCCTGATTCGGTAGCAATTACGCTAATAACGGCGTTACGATTTGTGCTAGTTGAAGCAGGAGACCATACCGCAGATTGCGTATTAGGGCTTGGTGTTATAGTACCCTCATTAGCTGACCAAGCATAGCTTGTACCTGAAAGAGGGGCGGTAATGGTAAAGGTTAACGCATTACCCTCTACAACGGTATTAGAACCTGATATCGCAGGCGTAGCCGATGTAGCCACGCTAGCCGTAGTCGATTTAAAACCAAAGCTTTGGGTTTTACCTGTTTCGGTAAATCCGATACCTATGTTAATATCACCTTGATACCCAACAGGTACAACAACGGTAATGTTATCACCACTTCTGCTAGCAGTACCTACATTCGTTGTGGGAGCAGCCCATGTAGCACCAGATAAAGCATTCAATGTTGAATAGTTACTAATTTTTGCCGTATAGTTTGTAGTAACTGATGTGCTATTAGTGTGTGTATCACCTCCAGCACTGAACGTTGGTGTGGCGGAAGCTGGAGGTGCTCCTACTCCACTACCACTTGAATTAAACGTGAATGAGAACCCCATCAATTAGATTACCTCATTAAAGAAGCCAGCAGTAATAGTGCTGTTGGGATTCGTTAAAGCTACGTCTGAGCTAATACCAAAGGCAGATCCTTTAGGAGCAATCCAAGAAGCAGCCTCTCTCGGTACTGCAATATCTAAGCTTTGACCAGCCACAATAGGACGGGACGCCAGGACTGTATTGGTCGCCCCTACTGACCAGAATCTTAATGTGCCAGTAGCAACAGGGACAAAGGAGAATAAAGATAGCTTACTTGCTGTAAGAGGCTCTGCTGCTTTAAGAACAGAAGGTGTTGTTAAACTTGGTGTATCGTATGTGAAACTAAAAAGCTGTCCGTTCGATGAAGAAGCGGACAGCTGGGTTGGTATGTTTGCCATATGTGTTCCTTTATTGAACGATTGTTACAGCATTGTAGGGGAAGTCTAAAAAACTAGTTCCGTTAGTCGTATATGAGGAAACCGCAAAATATAAAGCAGTTTGTCCTATGACACTTCCATCTCCAATTGGCACTTCTCTGTTAAAGACCGTGTTGCCTACGGTGTATTGTGTTGTGTAATTTGTGTTAGTGAGGGGGTCATCTAAATTGATGTAGGTAAGCCCTACGGTATTGGTGTAATAAACGGAATGAATGTTTTTAGAAGACCGCACCGTACAACGCTTTAGAATCAACGTACCACTGGTGGTTAAGGAGTTGGTAGAGGTATAGGTAAAGCGATTAGCATCTAGTACCCCTGTGATAAGGAAACCCCCTGTAGCACTGCCTCCTGTGGAGTTATCAGCAAAAATAAAATGACCCACTTTGTGGTTATGGTCATTAAGAGTTACTGTAACGGTTTGACCGCTTTGAGTGTAACTGGCGGATACGTTAGCAGGAGTAGTTCTATCAAAGTTTACATAGGCTACCGTCTTAATTAAATTTGTAATAGCCGTAGTGTTTACGGCTACAGCTGTTGCTATTAAAGCTGATATAGCCTCGTATAGGTTTGCGACGTATGGGGGCAAGCTTGCCCCCGAAACTACCTCAAGAACAGCCAATTTGTTAGCGTTAATATCAGCAATGTTGGCTAATAAGCCTGAAGAAGCAGAAACTGCCGTGTTAGAAGCTATTGTGGCTGCCGAAGCAGCAGCGTTAGCAGCGGTTAAGACTGCCTTAATCTGCCCGTAAGAAGGGACATCAGCTGAATCGATCGCTGTTCCTACGTTAGTTAGGCGTTTTCCCTGCCCATCCCACCTATCGCTCAGGTTTGTACTCAATACACCCGACTGAGCAACTACTCTTTCTTGTGCTACATACAAAGTTTGTAGTACGTTGACAGCTAAAGAGGCTGGGTCTAACATGACACCCCCACTAACAAAAGCTAATGGGGTGTCATAGGGTGTTTCTCTTACTAAATCTATTGTTACCCCATTACCTGGAGCTGTAACAAACTGAATGGTGGTAGTATTAAGCCAAATGTAAGAGGTTGTTTGTAAAACCCCCGCTAAATAGACCTTAACATGGAATGGGTTGATATACGGGAAGGAGATAGCCCAGCTCCTAGTGCTGCCATCCCCTGTAAAGTTATTTTGTGTTACGACTGTAGGCATAAAACCTCTTAATTGTTGTCAAGAATACCGTCTGTTAGCGGTGTTCCGTTACTATTTGATTGTTGAGTGAAAGCATCCAATATATTACTGTATTCATCGGCTGTGGAGTCAAGGATTCCATTCTGCACTTTGAAAGCGTGTAGGGTTACGCCTGTTTTCTCGTGTTTGAGGGTCTCATCTCCTTCTAACAAGATACGAACCTTTGAGAAGTAGTTGGTTTGAACTGCTTTAAGCAACTTGTACCTACCACCTTTAGCCAGTAAGTCATCTTCACCTGTAGGAAGTCTGTCAGGATACTTAGCTTCTTTGTATTTAGCAGCTTCAATCGTCATAGAGAGGGCTTGAGGGTATGTTAAACCTTCAATCTTTACTTCTCTTAGGTATTTATTCTGTAAATCAATAGCAGATAAGCCATCTTTGTTCTTAAACTCGTGTAAGTCTAAGCCATTGACACTCTCTGTTAGTCCCGTCAGTGGTACACCTGATTCAGCTAAGTGGAACATCTCATTTTCAATAGCAGTTAGCTTCTCATGGGATGTTGTTCTAAGCAGTAAGTCAGGATAAGCAAAAGGACTCCCGAACGAATCATACTTGTGAGGTATTCTGAATGTGCTTCCTTGCCCTGCATCTACTAGGATACGTTCCCACGGGCTGTTAGGGTCTCTTTGTGAGTCATCAGAATTTTGTGTGAAGTTTCTGAAGACTGATGGAACAACTCTACCAGCAAGGTTATTGTTTAAGCGTTTGAACGGGTCAGGCTTTCCAAATGATAAGTCTGTCATTACTCCAAGGAGATCTGTAATACCTTGGTTAAAAGGTAAATCCATAATACTTTGGATACCACCAGCTAATATCTTAGTAGGGATATTCTCATTAAACTTAGTTTGGTACTTCTCCCAGTCAGCCCCTATTAAAGCTTCTGATATGTTAGCAGCATTAGTCATTACTTGAGCTATCTGACCGTACTTCTTAAATGGGATGTAGGTTTTCTTACCGTCTGCTCCTGTAATAACGAAGCTGTAAGGCTGCCATCCAGATTCTTTAAGAGACTTATCTACTGCTGGGTTTAATGAACCACCGCCAGTAATAACACCAGCTGCAACACCTGCTCCCACCAAGGTATACAAGGTAGTACCAGAGATGAGCCTACCCACCTGTTCAGGGTCTTTGGCTATGAGCTTATTTATAGTAGACGTACCTAGCATCATAAGGAGCGGATCGTTCTCTATCGTTGCTTGAAGCATGTTGATAGGCACAGTCTCAAAGGGTTGAAACATCTTCCAGACTCTGCCTAATACAGGCATATTCCTAGCCCCAGCACTCAACGCAACAGCACCTCTATACCACATAGTCTTGGAGGTATCATTCACATCTAGCTTTGATACCAGCGTAGCAGCTTGGGCGTAATCTCTCGAACTTTTACTGGTTGGCTTGCCTAGCGTTTTGAAATCCTCCGATAGGATCTTAACCTGCTCTTCTTTCACCCTATCAAAGTTCCACCCAGTTTCCTTGCTTATCTTCAAAGCGTTGGCTGTAGCTTTAGCTTCTATTAGCTCTGGAACATGGGTAGTATCAAAAGCTCTGTTGAGGGCTTCTGTCAAATGAGTGGTGTGTTCAGGAGACCCAGGTAATCCAAAGGCTTCTGCATTCTCTAAAGCTCTAGCGTACACATGAGCGTTGTAGTTAGCCCGTTGAAATAATTCATCAATAGCGTTCAAAGCCTTAGTAGGAATTGATAAGGCTTTAAATACAGGGTTATCGTGATTAACCTTACTATCAACTTGATTACTCAAGCTGGTGAATAAGTCATCTCCTTCTCCATGGAAGGCTCTCCCCACAGCTTTAAAAATATCATCACTACCATAGTGAGCGTTTAATACAGAGATTGCTTGAGCTGTAGCTCCTTTGCCAATCATAGGGGCAGTACCCGTTAGATACCGTAACCTGTTTATTCCTTCAGAGACTGCAGCTTTGTTTCCTATAGCAAGACCGCCAGAAATTAAATCTAAGGGTCTCTTATAAGTGGAAATCCAGCTGGTCATGTTAGCCATCTGAGTTGATATGCCAGACAGCATAGAGTTTACGTTGTAAGCCTGAACATAATCTAACCCATTCTGAAAGCGTTTAACCAAAGTGGCTGTAGCTACGTCATTAGCTTTTGCTTCTGCGTAGGCTAACACCCTCTTAGGGTCAAGCTTCTTAGTCTTAGGGTCTGTCAATGCGTTAATTACTGAATTAGAGAAGGGAGCGTCTTTAAGCTTATCTAACTTTCTAGCTTTACCCGTAACAATCTGCCTAGTTTGTAGCCCCTTACCTTGTGGTGTTCCTAAGTCATGCCAAGCCCCTTCTACTTGGATGGAATCCATGATAGATTTTTCAAGGTCTTTGTAGACGTTCTCCCCAAAGGACTTAAAGAGGTCTAACTGCTTCAAGATTTTACTTTGATAAAGCTTAACAACCACCCCGTAGGCTAGTGTTTCATCAGCTAGCTTTGCAGCAGTCTTTGTTGAGTTCATCATGCTGCCAACTAAGGCAGGCACATCTTGTTGCTCAACCACGTTAATAGCCTTAGCATTCCGAATCAAAGCAGCTTCTAAGCTCTCAGGAGTATGAATACCTTGAGATGCTTCAGTTACCATATCTAGGACATCAGTATCACTAATCGTCCCAGCAGACCAGTCATCAGCTAATCGAGCAGAAACCTTGGCTACTGTTTCGTCTGACTTGTCGGTGTTGAGGAGCTTCTTAACGTCTTTATACGTTTCAGAAGTGTTAGCGACGTGAGAGTTAGCTGAACTAGCTTTAGATTCCACCTTACTCAACTCTGTTGGGATGCGGTCAACTTTCTTTTGAAGTTGTTGGCGTTTTTTTTCAAGTTGATTAAAGTATCTATTTTCAGAATCAGAGAATGTTGGAACTTTTGTTTTATCTACAAGCTCCCTACTAATGTAGTCTTTATTCAGACGGTCTCTACTAGCTTTAAGAATCTCAGCTATTTTAGCATTATCTGGTTTGGGTTTACTTAATTCTGCTTCAACCGCATTTAATACTTCACTATTGGGTATGCTGGATGATGAAGTAGCAAGCACGACTCCTGTTTCAGGGTCTCTCGCAATGCCTGATACCGTGCCTGTGTTGCTCAGGTCGGTTGAAGCCACCAGCTCATCAGCTAAGTCTCCATGACCCATCTCTTTAAGCAGCCTTGCAGAGCGTAACGCTCGTGAAGCTAAGAAGATAGTTCCCTCAGCAACAGCACCAATACCAGCACCAGCTAGAGCAGCTTTAAAGCCTGCTTCAGCTTCTCCTTGTCCTGGTCTTGATTTAAGATATTCAGGAATGAATTTATCAATACCAGAATTAAGTGAGGAAGCAAAGTCGAATAAGTTACCTTCAGCTCTGTCTGTTAGAACGAAGTCTGTAACAGCTCCTTTAACTAAACCTGTAGCAACACCTCCTAATGCGGATGTACCAAGTTTAAACTTCCCTAAGCCAGCCCACCCAGTAGCAAACCTTGCGATACCTTCTGTGAAGTCTCCAACACCTGAACCAACTTTCGTAGGTGTGTAATCACTACCCCCAAAAGCTTCTACTGTTTCTCCTGCTGAGTTTATGACACCAGCAGCAATCCCTTTAGTAACATCATTACCAAAGATGGTGTTTCCTACAACATTCACACCAGCATCAAAGGCTGAACCTACTTGGTTGCTGAACTGGTTGAATGATCCAATACCTTTAGTAACAACATCACCAACACCAAAGACACCTGTACCTCCTTCAGAGGCTGATACTTGACTCATGTTAGAATCTATTTGGTATGTTCTACGTTGGGCTAATGCGTCATCCCCTGCTTTAAGAACATCAGGAGGAAGAGCTTGTTGTAATTGTTCAGGAGTGAGCTGTCTTAGTGCGTCAACTTCTTCAGAGGAAAGGTTATTGCTCAATGCTAGCTCTGAAATAGCATTAGTGGTATTAAACTCTGGTACATTCTGACGTTGAGCCGCATCATAAGTGAGACCAGCTTTTATGGGATTATCCATTATTTCTTACCTTGTACTGCTTGTATTAACTTGTTAAGTGCTTGTTGTTGTACGGGCGAATATTTAGTAGAACTAACAGCAGCAGCTTTAGGCTTACTTACTGAACTGCTTTGTGTAGTTGCCTGCCTTTTCTGTACTGGTTTAGGTGAAGGACTTGGTGAGCTAGCCCGCTGTTCAGATTGTTTTGGCTGTCCGCCTGGTGGTGTGTAAACACCCCCGTAAGTACCACCGAAAGGAAAAGGGGATACAGCAGTACCTTTCCCAGCTTGCGTCGTACTGAGCGTGTTTGGTGTTTGAACCGAAGGAACATAGCCTCCTCCTGTTTGTAATGGTTGTGGCTGTGTTTGCTGAGTTTGAGTTGGTGTTGTTGCTTTAGGATTGAATCTCTGAATACCCTTATTAGCTAGGAATGAATCCACACCTTCTAATAACTCTTGTTGAGCCATACCAGAAGCTTGTTCAGGTGTTAGTGTGCCATCCTTTATTAAGGGAGCATACTTATTAAGGACTAACTCTCTCTGAGTAACAAAGGCTAAAGTCTCTTCAGATTTGTTTGGAGAGAGGCTGCTTGGTTGTAATCGTTTCAACTCAATACCTAACCTATTTACCCCGTAATCTCTAGTAATAGAAAGCTTACGCTCTTCTACGTTAGTCTCTAAGGTGTACAATCTAGCGGCATCTGAGGCGTTATACTTACTGACGTTAATATCCGCCATAGTCTTTCTACCTTCTTGAATAGCTTTAGTATCCTCTTGAAGCCCTCGCTGGTAAGCTGGATCACGTCTATCAAAAGGATTCTCTTCTTTTCGACTGACTACTGAGACCCATGACTTAGCAGCAACAGAAGCACCAGGGTATTTTTTCAGTAACTCAGCAAGTCCTTCTTGCGTTAGGTTTTTCTTCTGGAAGAACCAATCAGCAGCTTCTGTGTTGAACGCTCTAGTGTCATCCTGTTCAGCACGACTAAGCTGTTCCCTAGCCCGTGTCTCAGTCTTATGATTAGCATCCTCAATAGCAATCTTAGCGTCAGATACTTTCTCTTGCCACTCAGGTAACTGATTTAACATAGTCTTATCTCTGTTAAGACTCTTCCCAGCCTCCTCCAGAAGCCAAGGTTTTCTAGCTCTTACTGCAAAATCGATAATAGTATTTATCTTGGTAGATTCTGCATCCTTAGCTGTCAGTGAAAATTGGGATTTAGGATCGTAAGAAAGACTATCAATAAGAGCCTCTTTTAAAGCTTTAGATGTTTCAGAATCTCCAGGTTTCAAGAGGCTCATAGCCTTAGTGGTTTTATCTAAAGAGCCTAACACATTCTCACCATAATGCTGAAGAGTTAATCGGTAAACTTCTTTACGCCTCTCAGAAACGTGGGTGTTGTAAAGGTCTGCATTAGATTTGGTGATAACAGGGTCTAGGATAGCCCGTACTTCTTTAGAAGCATTAGCAAACTCACCAGATACATTAGAAGAGGAGGCTCGGAGAAACTCAGACACCTTTGTATAGTCTTCATCATCCTGAAAGTCTGTCTTCTGCCTATCGTAGTGTTCTTGTAGTGTTGTCCCGTAAGTGGAAGCAACCTGTTTAGCCCGTTGCTGTTGATAACCTTCATACAACCAAGGGTTATCTGTAACAGGAACTTTCCCTGCATTAACAGCACTTGAGAAGTCAGACTGACTCTTAACAGCCAGCTTTGAACCTTCAGCAGATAAAGCTTCATGTTGTGTTTTTAGCGTCTTCTCTAACAGAGGATTAACTACTGTTGAAACGCCTATTAATGCTTTCTGAAGAGCCTCTAGCTTTGAGGGTTTAACAGGTGCTACCTGCTGCTCCACGGGTCTTACATAGGTATCCACAGGAGTTGCTTGTACGGATAGTTCAGGAGAGTTTAGTATCTGCTGTCTTATTTGTTGTCGTTCAGCCATTATGGATTCTTCCTTACTTTAGATAAATCAATTTTATTCTTCCTAGCTTCCAGCCCACCGTTGATAGTTGAGCCTAAAGAAGCACCAGCAGAAGCACCAGAAATAGTGTCAGCAAGGATGTTGGCGGTGTTTGGTTGACTGATATAGGGTTGTAGGCTATTAACTCTATTCTGGTACTCAGCCCCGTAGCCTGATATACGAGAGTTTGCTTGTAGTTGAGCCAGTTGGGTGTTACGGTTGTTAGCCTCTTGTAAGATAGCCTGCTGTCTGTTATAATCTTCAAAAAGGCTCGTAACACCTTGTCCGCCTATGCCCGCGGATGTTGTGGAATTGGCTAGTGCAGAGCTTGCCTGCATCGTCTGAACAGCAGCTGCTTGATTGCTTTGGGCTGTTGCTGCCTGAACCTCCAGTTGCCTATTGTTTTCAGCTTGCACATCAGACTTATAAGCACTAGCAGAAGCCTCATTATTTTGAGCTATCTGAACGTTCCTAGCGTTTGTTTGTGCCTTTTGATAAGCATTCTGATCACTACTGCTTTTAACAGCAGCAGCTGCAGCAGCTGCAGCAGCTACAGCTGTTGAAACTGCTGTAATTGTGATTGGATCACACATAAATATAATCTTCCTGTTTAAATTCAAAAGGGACGAAAAGCCTACCCTCCACTCCCCACGGGACAGGCTCATAAAAGGTAGCCCCTAAATGCTTTAGCAGTCTTAAGTGAGCTCCGTTCCGTGAATCAGTATAATTTACCAATCTAGGATTAAGACCTAAACATTCTGCTATGAACGTTTTACCTAAGCCTACGAGAGCTTTCTGCATTTTAAAGGTGTCAAAAGCACCTTCAGATGCCATCATCCAAACAACACCAACCTCATCTATATCAGTAAAACCGAATATAGCAATTGGGGATGCTGTGTCCTTGTCGTTATCAAAGGCAGTATAGCAGATGTTTGAAGCGTTGAAGCTTTCCATCAAACCTTCATAAACACCCATACCCGAAGATGACTTCATTTCAACTGCATCAGAGACCCGTAGAGTAATAGATAAATTTAAAATATCAATATGAGTTGTTTTGAAACAACTAACCCCTCGAAGCATAAAAACCCTCCCATGTTGCTGATATAAATGTGCTAGGCAGCCAAGAATCATTAGCTACCTCAATAGAAACATCTGTGTTTGTTTGATTTATAACTGTTTCAAATCGCTTGTCTATAATAGCTACAGAGTCTACTAGGATTGGTGTTCCCATGATTCTAGCCACAAACCTAACAGTTGTTTCTTGTCCATACTTAGGTGTTACTTTGACGGTGAAAAAGCCTGTCTTAGCTACGTTTAAATTAAGCTTTCTTAACAACAGTCTTCCTTGCGTCTCTGAGATAACCGAACCGTTACTGTTTTGAGTGTCTTTAAATAACGTTGAGAATTTAAAGCTGCTGTTATATCGAAGCCCTGAGTAGATAGTGTGAGAAGTAAAGTCCCCTACTACCGTAACTACTGTTGATGTCCCAGTTGCGTTAGGAATTAACTCAACAACAGCACTACCAGAGGTTGCTATAAGCTGTGTCTTAGCAGGGTTAAAAGGATGGTTCAATGTGATTGTTGTTAAATTTGTACCGCTGTTGTAAGTTTTTGAAGGGTAAGCTCTGTGGTCTAGCAGGACTTTTACAGGTAACTGTGAATCCACTTCGGTAGAGTTCAAGCCTATAGCCTCAATGAAAATACCCCAATCTCTTTTAATAGTTAGATATAGACTATCTTCAAATATAGTAAAGTTCAAAACAACGCCATCAAATACCCATTTCACCCACGCCTGCTGGAGACGCTCATCATTAGAGACAAACCACCTATAAACAAACAATGTGTTTCCTTGTATTGTTGGTTGGACTGCTAAGGTGTAACGGTCTGATGAGGCAGATAGCCTGTAAGGAGAACTCACATACCAAGGGACGTGTTCTGTAATGTTATCAGAATCGTACAAGCCTCTGGAGCTATCCCTAGCGTACATCTCTCTTACAGTTGTTCTGTCGCCGTTAGTAGTAGAAAAGAAGATACTTCTCCCTGATACTACAGGCTTACATAAAGCTGAACATTGATAGCTTGAAACAACGTCAATATCAGCAGTCTGATTAGAAAGTGTCCCACTGCTTGATTTAAGAACCATCTGCCGTCTATCGCCGAATAGGATTAAATCATCCCCTAAGCTGATAGCGTGATTAATATTGACAATCTGATCTGTTAAAGCAATAACATCAATAGGGTCTGTTTCCAATACGGTAAGCATTGATTCACGAAAGAATGAGAACAAGTCTTTTGGATCGCTTAAAACCACTTGGTCTTGAGCTGTGAACCCTAAGCGACCTTTATGTATGAATAAGCTACTCAACTTAGAGCCAACGAAAGACGGGTTAGGGTTAGTAACAGAATCTCCTGCTCCTCTAGGAGTCCACTCTAAAGCTTTGAATGTGAACGTGCCATCATTGTTTCTGGTTAAAGCATGAGGCATTGTTGTTTTAGCAAGCTTGTACTGAGTGTTTGGTTTAGTTTCCTCAACCCAGCCTCCTTTAGCAAAGCTTGTGCCATCAGTTGTTGCAAACTGTAAGTAGTAATTATCACTGTTAGTATCAGCACCTCCTGTTATTTCTACTATGAAGCCATTCTTCGCAGTAGTGGGTAAGTCTGATATAAGACCTGTAGCTTGTTTAATAGCACTTAGGTTTCTATCAGCATTAGAGTCTTCTGTTCTTATAGTGAAATCTGTTGAACTACTTAGGTAGATAACATGACCCACTTGCTCAATAGTGAACCCACTAAGATTTGTTACCAGTTGGTTCTTTAAGTCTGTCGCTATCTGCTTTGTGCTGATGTCAGCCACGACTGACGTGCTGGTAGTCTTACTAGCCTTCTGAACGCTGTCAACGAATACTTTGTAGTCTGCCCCGTAGTTACCCTGCTTAATGAAAATCAGAGCTTCAAAAGGACGCAACGAGCTTAAATCAGAGGACATGGTAACTGTCTTAGTTTTGTTTAATATAAAGAAGTAATCACCGCCTGCTAAAAACTTCATATCCTCTTTAGCTAAACCACTTAAATAAGATAAACCATCTGGAGATGAGAGTGTCTTTTGCACCCCTAAAGAATCGAACACCTTAATATAAGTAGGTGATAAAACAACTGAATATAATTCTTCTGGTGCTGGGCTGTAAGTTTCAAAAATATCAGAATCTGACACCCCTAATAACTTACCCCGTACTTCAGTTGGGTTTCTTCTTTTGTTACCATCAGCCACAGTAGGATAAAAGTTGATACTCTCCTCTAACTGGCTTGGCTTTCTTTGGGGAGCTGGTTGTTGTGATACCCCTTGTATGAGGTTATTCAGTTTTCCTGTAACATACCCATCCATTAGAAGTTCCCCAATCCATTCAACATATTGTAACCCCCTGCTTCATTCTCCCACCGCATAAACTCACTACGAGCTGTGGCTAAATCTCTACCCAAAGTTTGAGTAGCTAAGGTAGAACCCATGAAGCGTTCTTGGAAGGTTGCTGCTGCTTTAGCGATAACATAGTTCCTTACGGGTGTGGGATCGTCTTCAAACTCCACAAGCCATATAACAGTAATATCTACTGGTGTGGTGAAGATGAAAGTTTTATCAACTTGGTTGTACAAGTAGCCAGAACGAATAACTAAATCTGGGTAAGAGGAAAGATCTTCCTGCTTCCAATCTAGTACGCCTGTAGGTAGCGATACTTTCCCATTAATGTCAAAATTTAGGGTGTATGTTTTCTCAGTATTGAACTTCCAACCACAAGATTGAACAGCAGAGTTTGTTCTCTTAATTAAATCTACTGCTGCCAGAACATCAGGAGATTGACCACCCTCTAAGGTGGCTATAGGTGTTTGTCCTATTGTGCTTAATAGGCTATTAACAGCATCTAATAGATAACTCATTGTAACCTCTCGAAAGAAAAGCCCCTAAGCGAACCTAGGGGCTGTGAATTGTTTAAGCTACAGATAAAGCTACAACTAATTTGGGGTCAATAATACCAACACCATTAGCTTGAGCTGCCATAATAAGCGTACCCAACTGGGAAGGACGTTCTTCGACGATGGTTTTAATGTCGTAGTCAACAACCTGTGCTAAAGCCATTGGGTGCATACAGATGCCTACGTTTTTAACAAAGTTACCTGCGTAGTCATTACGCTCACCTGCTTCACCAACATAGATACCAGTAGTACCAGGAGTCGCACCAATAACTTGAATACCGTTTGAAGGCATGAAGTTAGTTTTAAGGAAGGTGAATCCATACATCGTTCCAACAACAGCCATAGAGGGGTTGCTCTCACCTCGTGTTTGAGTGTTGTTAAACAAAGATACGTTCATCAAGCTATAGTAAGTATCTACATCTACGAAGCATACACGCCCGTCAGAAGGTACGTTCTTTCTGTCAAGTTCAGCTGCTGCGGCTTGTATGTAAGTTACAAAGGTGTTAATGTCGGTTCTCATGTTAGGATGTAACAAGGTTTTACCACCAGGGATATAACCGAGAGTACCAGGAGTGCCTACATCAGCTACCAAAGCAGCTTTAACAGCAGTACGCATTAACTTAGATTCAAGACGATAAGCCAATGCACGCCCCATCAATTTAGAATAAGGACTCCGTACATCGAACTCCTCGAATTTACCATCTTGGTCATCGATAAACTCGTCAGTGTACTCAGGTCTGTCTACGCTTACGGTACGATAAACTTTTTGAACTTGGTTCTGCCCAGTAACTTCAATACCACGGGTAGCCATGTAGCGAGCTGTTTTAGCCGTCAATACTGGGAAGCGTTCCCCAATGTTGCCTGGTTTCAAAGCCCGTTTAGGAATAATGTCGGTAATCTGTGTTACAGCTTCAAACTCAGCTAAAACCTCTTGTGTGAAGGCTCTGATAAAGGAGGCTTCAATGTTACCAGTTCCGCTGATTTGCCCTAAAGCACTAGCGGTAAATACAGTCATCATTTAATTGTGATTCCGTTTCTGTTTAATTGTCTATTTAATTGTTAGAATTTTGAGTTGTTCAGCTTTTTAATGACTTCGTTTCTGTAAACAGGGTCTGTGTCGTATTTAGATAAACCCCTACTATCCTTAGCTCTCATAGCTTCTTGTACTTCTGCACGGCTTTTAAAAACTTTAGGCATATTCCCAGCTTCTGAACCCATAAGCAGCTTAGGCTCTGTTAGATTAGAAACACCTGTAGTCCGAGCATAGTCATATAACAAAGCCTTTACAGCCAGTTCAGCCTCCATCCCACCAGCGTCTATTCTAGTTTGATAATAATCTAACTGGTCTGCTGTCATCTTAGCTTGAGCCACCTGGTCATTAGACCAAGCTTCAAGATGTTCTAAGCCTTGGTCTCCCCCAACTAAGTCGTAAATCCTTTTGTTGGATGCTTGTTTCTCTTCTTCAGTTAGTTGTTTCTGATTCTTTGAATTGGCATACTCAGACTCTCTGTCTGCAATATACGCATCCACTACAGCAGGGTCTATTCCCATCTTTTCAGATAGGTCTTTTATCTCTGCTCTAGTCTCTTCAGATAGTTTTGAATCTTTTGAGGATTCCAACTCTTCTGAGTATTTTTTAAAATCAAAGCTAGGTTTATCAGGCTCAGCTTCAGTCTCCTCTATAGGAGTATCAGAACTTTCTTCAGGTGAGGGTGTAACCTCACTCGACTGCTCTTCACCTTCTACAGACTCTTCTACAACAGTCTCTAATGCTTCTTCCATAATTCAGCACCTCTATTCTAGCTAAGAGCTAATTCTGAACCAGGAGGAGCGACGTAGGATAAAGAGTACCCACCCCAAACATCCTTTTTAACGACACACTTAGTGCCTTTGTTATGCTGAGACCATTCTTGTTTAACAGCTTGAGGAGTCGTGTTTGCTTTCACAGCTGCCACTTCTTCCGTAATAAACTCATCTTCTACTTCATTAGCTTCTACTTCAGCAGGTTTTGGTTTAGCTTTTACTTTTGGCTTTAGGACTTCTGGAGCTTCTACTTCAGTAAGCTCAGGAGTGTTTGCGTTTTCATCTACCATCATTCGGGTGGTGTTCCTTCTATTTGTTTATTGACTAAATTACCCATCTGCTTAATACCCTCAGGTACAGCAGCTTGAGCTAGTTGTTGTTGTTGTTGATCTTCAGCTTCTTGAGCTAACATCTCAGGATCTTTTAATAAACCCTTAGGGTCAATACCCTTGGCTAGCAGAACTCGCTCTACATACTCAGCAGCATTAAGCAACATTTTCACTTCAGGCGGTAACCCTGCGAATAGTGCCAATGCTTGAGTTGCTTCAGCCAGCTTAATAGCATCATGCCCCCTACCTAACGCTTCTAAGCCAGTAATGATAGTTGGTTGTAGTAAGCCAGATGGTACTTTAGGAATCTTTCCAGTTTTCTCAAGAACAAAAATCTTCCTTTGGATATAGGGAAGCTGAAACTCTTGAGCCAGCAGGGTATAAAAAGCGCCTAGGTTATCTTCTAATTCTTTAGAAAGTGTCCGTATCTCTTCTGCTGTTACTCTGTCTCCGTTACGTTGAATGCTTTGAACCATTAAAAAGTTCTGAGCCAAGCGTTGAAGAGCTTGTTGTTCGATGTTGGAAACAATACTGAGGTCAGCTAGTTTGTCTAATTGCAGTGTGCCAATAGCAGCCCGTTCACCTCTTATAAAAGTACCCGTAGTTGCTTTCTGTAAATCAGACTCTCTCACCGTAGAACCAGGCTCAATGATAAATAGAACCTTAGCTGCCTGAAGAGCCATCTTCACTTTTGCTTCTGTCAGCTGTTCAACTACCTGTAAGTCTCCTAGGAAGGGGTAGACGTAAGGTCTGCCATAGTCCTCACCATCAGTAGCTAATCCTCTAAGCACAATAAAAGG